TCCCGGGCACATAAATGGATTCAATAGCTCTTGCTTCTTACATGATGAAGAAGTTTGAACAGTATGAGCAGGGCATTGTGGACTACACAACGTCAGGCAATATCCAAACGATGGAGGATTACAGATTCGCAATGGGTGAGTTATCAATGCTTCGCACCCTGCGTGACGAAATAAGAGAAGCGTTGCAGATTGAAGGAGACCCCCTCGATGAGTGATCTATCTTTAGATTCCATCGCAGCAAAACCGTCCGTTGTGGATGCATATGTGAGCGAGAGCGAAAGGGTTTTAGACCCTGCCGTGCTAGACAAATCTTTGGTTGAAAGAATGCCAGAACCTTCTGGATGGAGACTTTTAGTTCTTCCGTACAAAGGCAAAGGCGTAACAGATGGTGGTATACAACTTCTTGAGTCCACTGTGAGCAAGGAGAACTTAGCTACATCTGTGTGTTATGTCATGAAAGTCGGCCCCTTGGCTTATCAAGATTACGATAAGTTTGGTGGTGAACCATGGTGCAAGAAAGGCGATTGGGTGCTTATCGGTAGATATGCAGGCGCTCGCTTCTCTTTAGAAGACGATCATGAGGTTCGCATCATCAATGACGATGAAGTGATTGGCACAATTCTTAATCCAGATGACATTAAGTCTGCATAGGTGAAACATGAGCGAAGAAACTTTAAGCGAAGCTTTAGCTAAGCTAGATAGCGACGAAGATATCAACAAAGCTGCGCTCCCCGAAGGGCGTAGAGTCGAGGAAGAAGTCCAAGAAGAAGATGCAATTATTGAGTTTTCTGAAGAGGAAGCTGAAGAACTTGCACCTGTCACAGAAGATGCTGTTCAAGAAGACTTTGATTCTCCAGATCAATCTGACGAAGAAGAACTCTCTGAGGTTGAAGTAAAAGCCAGAACCGCTCAGAACAGAATTAATCAAGCGGTTAAACAAGCTAAAGAGTATCAGCGTCGTGAACTACAGGCGTTGCAATACGCTAAAGAAATCAAAGCGCAAAACGAAGCTTTAGCTGAACAACTCAAAAGCACGCAAACATCTAGTGCTGAGCAGAATCTTAAGATTCAAGAAAACTACAGCCAAGAGATGGAAAACCGCGTTGATACGCAAGCTATGGCTGCAAAGCGTAACTTGAAAACTGCGTATGAATCTGGTGATCCAGAAGCTATGGCTGAAGCACAGCAGATGCTTGCTCGAGCAGAGGCTGATCGAAACGCGCTTGCTAAATATCGGCAAGATTTAGCTGATTACAAAGTGCAGTACGATGCGTGGCTTGAAGGGCAAAATCAACAAGCAAGAGAAGCACAAAGCTTTGAAGAACTTCAGCGTGAACAAGGTCTTACAAATCCTGTTTACGGACAACAGGATGAGCCTGTTTACCAAGAGCCATCTGTGCGAGCACAAGAGTGGGTGACTAAAAACGAATGGTTTGGAACTGATCAAATAATGACTGATCAAGTTATGGCAATCCATAATCGCCTAGCCGCTACGCAGATTGACTTGGAATCAGATGAATACTATTCTCAAATTGATAAACAAATGAGGGAAGCTTTTCCTCATAAGTTTCCCGCAGGAGGCGAACAACAACCCGTCCAGACCGTTGTCTCCAACACGCGCATAACAGGAAGTGGACGCAATCAAAATAATCGTCAAGTTAAACTCAACCCCAGAGAACAGCAACTTGCTAGAAAATTAGGGGTTCCGTTTAAAGAGTACGCAAAACAAAAGATGAGGTTGGAACGATCATGAGTGAAGAAACTACAACAGCAGGTTCAAATAGAACCCCAAGGGGTGCTTCTTCTAGGTCTACTAAGGCTGCAAGAAAACCGTGGACGCCACCTCAAGTATTGGAGACCCCAGAGCCTCCTGAAGGTATGAATTATCGATGGGTGAGAACCCACATACGCGGTGAAGCAGATAAGACTAACGTACACATGAGATTTCGTGAGGGTTACGAACCTGTACACCCTAGCGAAGTCGAAGGCTATGACCTGCCTGTCATCGATGATGGCAATCATGCAGGCACAGTAGGTGTCGGTGGTTTGATGCTAACCAAAATACCAGAGGAGACTGTGGAGGAGCGAAATGCTCACTTTGCACGCCAGACCGATCAGCAGATGACTGCTGTAGATAACGATCTGATGCGTGATGAACATCCTGCAATGCCAATCTCAAAAGAGAGAAAGACGCAGGTATCTTTTGGTAGAGGCAACAAATCGTAGCCTCATTTTGATTGTGTTTAACTAGGAGATTCAAAAATGGCAAATCAAGATGCCGCTTTTGGTATGCGTCCAGTTCGTATGGTGGGCGGTGCCCCCTATACTGGCGGACAGAGCCGATATCGAATCGCCGCTAACTATGGCACATCCATCTTCCAAGGAGATATGGTTGCGCAGGTTACTGGTGGAACGGTAGAGGTTCACGCAGACGGAGGCACTGTGCCTATCGTCGGCGTATTTAATGGCTGTCAATACACTGACCCCACGACAAGTGAGCAAGTGTTCAGCAACTTTTACCCGGCAAGCACCAACGCTTCAGACATCATTGCGTTCATCATCGATGATCCAATGGTTGTGTATGAAGTGCAGGCTGATGCTGCGTTCCCGATTGCCGATCTCTTCGGCAACTTCGATATTGTCTATACCACCGCTGGAAGCACCGCTACAGGTATTTCAGGCGCTGAACTAGAAGTATCAACGGGTGCAACTACGGCTGCATTGCCAATTAAAGCCATCGACATCTCTGGCGATCCAGAGAATTCAGATGTTGCTACGGCGAATACCAACGTCCTCGTTGTTATTCAGAACTCAATATTCGGCCAAAAAGGCGCGGGCTTAGCATAGGAGGCTAACTAATGGCTATTTCAAGAGCACAATTAGCCAAAGAGCTAGAGCCTGGTCTCAACGCTTTATTTGGCATGGAGTATGCGCGTTACGAAAACCAACACGCTGAGATCTTTGAAACTGAAGCTTCAGACAGAGCGTTTGAAGAAGAAGTTCTGATCGTTGGATTTGGCAACGCGCGCGATAAGTCTGAAGGACAAAGTGTTGGTTACGACCAAGCTTCTGAAGGCTTTACCGCACGATATACGCACGAGACCGTGGCGCTCGCTTTTGCGCTCACCGAGGAAGCGGTGGAAGATAATTTGTATGACCGCCTTGGCGCGCGCTATACAAAGGCGCTGGCTCGTAGCATGGCACACACCAAGCAAGTGAAAGCTGCAAACGTATTGAACAATGCGTTCTCAAGCTCTTTCACTGGCGGTGATGGCAAGTCACTTGTGGCTACTGATCATCCGCTTGCTGGTGGTGGCACGTTCTCAAATCGTCCTTCAGCTTTTGCTGATTTGAACGAAACGTCTTTGGAAAATGCATTGATCAGCATTTCAACTTTTGTTGATGATCGAAACATGATCTTGGCTCTGCAAGGAACCAAGCTTGTTGTTCCGCCTCAACTTCAGTTCGTAGCGGATCGATTGTTGGAAACCCCTGGACGAGTGGAAACGGCTGATAACGACATCAACTCAATCAGAAACATGGGTCTGCTGCCTGAAGGCTATGCAGTCAACCATTTCTTGACTGACACTGATGCGTTTTACATCCTGACGGACTGCCCTGACGGCTTTAAGCACTTTGAGCGAAGCCCGATTGCCACTTCCATGGAAGGTGATTTCAACACTGGTAACGTGCGTTACAAGGCCAGGGAGCGATACAGCTTCGGCTTCAGTAATCCACGCTGCGTGTTCGCATCACAAGGCGCTTAATGTTTCACATGAAACATTGAAAGAAAGGGGCACTTGTTGCCCCTTTTCTTTTTCTACTGTATAAAACAACTATCCCTGACAGCCGCATCCCGCGTCTGACATTAGCCAAGACAGGAGATCCAAATGGCGAATACGACATTCAACGGCCCAGTCCGCTCAGAGAATGGATTTAAATCCATCAGCAAAGATGCAACTAGCGGTGCAGTAACTGAAATTACAACTTATGGTGGCGCTCCAGTTAGCCTTTCAGACGGTAACGTCACTCTTACTAACGCCACTCACAGTGGTCGAGTTTTGTTGGTGCCAGATGGCGGACAAGACAATACCTATACATTGCCAGCGCCAGTTGCTGGATCTATGTTCAGATTCGTTTATGCAGGTGGAGCGGCTGACGCCACTGATGCACTCATCATAACCCCAGGAAACACTAACTTTTACATTGGTGGAGTTACTTTCTTAGATACAGATGGTAATGAAATTAGCTCAGTGTTTTCTGATGGCAACTCAAACAGCAGCATTCAATTAAATGTTCCTGCTGGATTTGATGTAACCATCATGGGCATAGACACAACTAATTATCAAATCTTTGGAAATGTTACGAGCACCACTGCTCCTGCGTTCGCTGATCAGTAATAGACATGTGGCTATAACAAGAGGGCTTTTGCCCTCTTTGCCTAGGAGAAAAAATGGCTGATACAGTAACTTCGCAAACAATTCAGGATGATAATCGCAAAGCTGTTTTAAAGTTTACGAACATTAGTGACGGAACTGGCGAAAGCGCAGTTACCAAGATTGATGTAAGCGCGTTAACTAAAAACAGTGGTGGAGATTCTTGCACGGAAGTCGCCATAGCAAAGATATGGTGGCAGTGCGTAGGCATGGGTGTTGAGCTACTTAACGATGCAACAACTGACACGTTGATCATCGCCTTGTCTCCAGACTCAAATGGTATGCATGACTATTCAAGCTTTTCTGCTATACCAAATGACGCAGGCTCTGGTAAGACGGGAGATGTGAAGTTCACCACCATTGGCGCAAGCAGCGGTGATACTTACACCGTGATCTTGGAAGTGCTGAAGAGTTACACCTAATGGCAACCTCTGGCAGCAGCGACTTCACTCCAGACGTAGCTGAGTTTATCGAAGAAGCATTTGAGAGATGCGGCCTTGAGTTGCGTACTTCTTATGATGCGGTAACCGCTCGTAGATCTTTGAACCTTTTGTTTGCTGATTGGGCAAACAGAGGTTTGAATCAATGGACTGTTACCAACTCAACCACAACATTGTCTGTCGGTGATGAGTTCCTCGATCTTACTGCTACGACTATTGATGTGCTCGATGTGATCCTGCGCAGGACAGAGAACAGCGAAACAACTGATATACAAATGACCCAGATTGGTAGATCTGAGTATTGGAACATTCCAAACAAAGATACCAAAGCTAGGCCAACTCAGTGGTTTTTAGATAAGCAACTGACGCCTAGGCTATACATATGGCCTGCTTCAGAGAACTCTACTGATCAGGTTCTAATCAACCGTCTAGTGCGTATTGAAGATGCTGATGCATCTGTGAACACAGTGGATACGCCATTTCGCTTTTACCCTTGTCTTGCTGCTGGACTCGCTTATTACATTGCTTTGAAGAAAGCACCAGATCGCGTTCAGATCTTGAAGGCTTTCTATGAAGAAGAGTTTGCGAGAGCCGCAGATCAAGACGAAGACAGAGCTTCTTTAAATATTGCACCTGGCATTAGATCTTATAGGCGAGCGTAATGGCTTATGCATCTGGCAAACGCTCAATAGCCATATGTGATCGATGCGGCTTTCAATACAAATACACTCAACTTAGAGAAGAGTGGAATGGGTTTCGTGTTTGCCCAGAGTGTTTTGAACCGAAACACCCTCAACTAGAGCCTGTTCGACACACAGCTGATCCAGAGGCGCTGCGACATCCTAGGCCAGATGTTCCGCCTGAAGTTGTTGCGGGCGCTGGCGTTGTGCGCACAATAGACGCAAACAGCATGATGTCTATCACTGGAGATGTGATTGGCACAGAGTTTTCACAAGATGCCGCGACAGGTGAAATAGGTACAGTAACGGTGGTGATATCATGAGCTTTACCCTGGCTACACTAAAATCCACAGTTCAAGATTACTGTGAAACTGCAGAAACAACGTTTGTTGCTGATTTAGATACGTTTATCAAAGAAGCTGAAGAACGCATTCTCAAGAACGTTGAACTGCCTGTGTTTAGAAAGAACGTCACAGGAACAGCTGCAGCCAGCAATACATATCTATCTACGCCTACCGATTTTCTGTCACCGTATAGTTTGGCCGTGATATCTAGCAGTGCATACATCTATCTGCTTTTTAAGCATGTATCTTTCATCAGAGACTACACACCCAATCCAGCAACAACTGGTACTCCAAAGTACTACGCTTTGTTCGATGACACGACGTTCATCTTAGGGCCAACACCAGATACCACTTACACGTTTGAGCTTCACTACAAGTATCGCCCTGATTCATTGACTGCAGGTTCAGACAGCGGAACAACTTGGCTATCTACTAACGCGCCTGATGCTCTGTTGTATGGCACCTTGGTAGAAGCGGCGACATTTCTTAAAATTCCAGAAGAGATAGGGCAGTACGAGCAAAGATTTATTGCAGCCGTCGCTGCGCTCAAAAAGCTTGGCGAAGGCTATGGCGCAAGGGATGAGTCTAGATACGACATCAATAGATCATGAATACGTTTTTTAAAGAACAAAAAACAGATATAGGAACAGTATCTGTAGCAACAACAGAATTTAAAGGACACGACGTAGATTTTTGGGCTAAGACCTTATCTGACAGGATCATCAGTGTTGGTGAAGAGTCTCACCCGGTCATCGCGCAGCAAGCTGTAGCATTTAAAGATGCCGTGTTGAAGTTAATTGCATACTATATGAGAGAGGCGATTAAGAGCGACAGAACTACGCTCATTAACGAATTAAACCGACAAGGCCATGGCGACATGGCTGAAATAATTAGGAGGCTCTAATGGCTATCACGACGGCTCTATGCACTAGCTTTAAACAAGAACTGATGGAAGCAGTTCATAATTTTAAAAACTCTGGAGGCAGCACGTTTAATCTTGCGCTGTATACAAGCTCTGCAAGCTTGGGCGCGGGAACAACTGCTTACACGACATCAAACGAAGTGAGCGGCACAAACTACACCGCAAAAGGTGCTTCTTTGACTCGTGTAGATCCAACGACTTCAGGCACTACTGCTTTTACAGATTTTGCAGACCTGACATTTTCAAATGCAACAGTGACTGCGAGAGGAGCACTAATATTCAATGATTCTGCATCTGGTGACCCAGCTGTTTGTGCTTTGGATTTTGGTGGCGATAAGACATCAACTGCTGGTGATTTCACCATACAGTTTCCTGCAGCTGACGCATCTAACGCGATAATTCGCATCGCATAGGATCTAACGTGTGGCGAATGTTACTGGCTGGGGTAGAGGCACTTGGGGTGAGGGTGCATGGGGCGAAGAGGCCCCAGTACTTGTCACGGGTGTCTCAGGCACTTCAGCAGTTGGTTCAGTCACAATATCTGCAGCTGCCAGCACGTCAGTTACAGGCGTTGCAGGAACGAGTGCAGTTGGATCAGTCACGGTTGCAGCAGCCGCAACCACATCTGTCACAGGTGTTTCAGGAACGGGTGAGGTTGGCTCCGTCACTGTTACAGCGGGTGCAAGCGTCGTTCCTACAGGCGTATCGGGGACTGGGGCAGTTGGTTCCGTATCAATATCAGGAGCGGCCAGCACCTCAGTTACAGGAGTCTCTGGAACAGGCGCAGTTGGCTCAGTTACCGTTGCAGCAGCGGCTAACACAGATGTTACAGGAGTTGCAGGAACAGGCGGAGTCGGTTCTGTCACTGTTTCTGCAGCGGCCACAGCAGCTGTTACAGGCAATGTTGGAACGTCTGCGATTGGTTCAATCACAGTCGATGCGGCAAGCACAGCCGTTGTCACAGGCGTTTCTGGAACGGCGTCAGTTGGATCGATCACCACAGATGCAGCTGCGAATGTCGCAGTTGTTGGGGTTGAAGGAACGTCTGCGCTTGGCTCTATATCAGTATCTTGTGACAACAACATCGGCGTTACGGGACTTGAAGGTACTTCAGCGATTGGAACTGTCGTTGCGACTGGAGCGGTTGATGTTGTTCCTACAGGTGTGTCTGCTACTGGCTTGGTTGGCGGCGCATTGGTTTGGGGAAAAATTATTCCAGGTCAAGATTCTAACTGGCAAAATGTTGATGACAGTCAAACACCAAGCTGGTCAAATATTGATGACAGTCAAACACCGAATTGGGAAGAGGTAGCTTAAAATGGCAGTTTATACCAACGACTTACGGCTCAAAGAGATAGC